GATGAATTTCAGATGGCTTGTAGGTCAGAAGAAATCGCTAAGATAGTCATAGAAGAAGCTCAACAGGCTATGAGGGACACACAAGAGTTTTTCAAATTTAGATGTCAATTAGACACAGAAGGTAAAATAGGTAAGAATTGGAAGGAGTGTCATTAATGGAAGGGATAAAAGCAGAACTAGTTGGGTTTACTCCTGACTACATGGATATATTACAATTAAGTGCAGGTAAATGTTATGGTAATGAAGTGTCCTATAAGGGGATACAAAGTATCATCAATAGTGGACATCTAAGCGTTCTTGAACATTGTAACGCTATCTTTGATGTCAACTGTTCAATAGCTGTTTTAGGACAGCTTACAAGACATAGACATCTATCATTTACTGTTAAATCAGCAAGAGGAAGTGAATTTGAAAAGTTCATAAATCCTTATTACTTTGATGATTTAGAAAAAGAAATATGGCTAGAAGACTCTATGGATAGAGCTGTAGATGATTATAAGACAGCACTAGCTAAAGGTATTCCTTATGAGAACGCTAGGTATCTGTTACCTCAAGGTATTCAGACATCATTGATTGTCTCAGGAAACTTCAGAGCGTGGTATGAGTATCTAGGTAAGAGATTATGTCGTAGAGCTATGCCTGAACATAGACAACTAGCTGAGATTATTCATACACATTTACAACTTGAAATACCTGAGGTATTCAATAGGGACTTTAAGAACTGTAAGAACTGTAAAGAGAAGGGGTGTTCATTCTATGGTTAAAGGTATGAAGTTTAATCCTGATAAGGAACACGTAAAGAAGATACAAGACAAGTTAGTAGCTAATGACAACTACTGCCCTTGTTATCCTCATAAGACAGAAGATACACAATGTCCTTGTAAATATATAAGACAATACCAGTCTTGTAGATGTGGTCTTTATGTCAAAGAATGATTTAAAGTCACGAATAGGAGAGGGAGTGTTTATATGAATTTTAGAGAACAGTTTAAAGTAACAGCTACTAAGTTGTTTCAGAGGTACAAAGAGAGACCTTTACAGGACTTTGATGAGTCCTTTATGATTGAAGACTATTATGTCAGTGAGAAACTTGATGGTGTCTTTGGGTGTGCTTATAAAGACACAGAAGGTAAAGTAAGGATTATCTCAAGGACTGGTGAGGAATACTTATCAGTAGAACATCTTAAGCCACATTTAGAAAGACTTATCAATGATGGTGAGTTTCTTATTTGTGAATTATATCATCCTATGTATGACCAACCTACAATTAGTGGATGGGCAAGAGATACAGTAAATCAACGCACACAATTACAAGCCTTTCTATTTGGTCTTGAGGATAACTTAAATTCTTTTGAAGAAAATATAAATGAATTACATAGAAGATATGTCGAAGGTAACTTTGATGATGTCCATGATGTATGGTTATTACCTCAGTTACAACTTACTTCTATTGAGGAGTTAAAATCTTTTATCGCTAGTATTTATGATATTGGTGGTGAAGGTGTTGTCTTAAGAAAGAAGACAGCTAAGTATAAACATGGTAGTAAGACAAACGATATTATTAAAATCAAAAGAACAAAGACTTATGACCTAGAAGTAGTTGATGTCGTTGAAGGTAAGAAAGGTTCTAAGTACGAAGGTATGGTAGGTGCTTTAAAGGTTAAGTGGAAAGATGGTAAGACAATTAATGTTAGTGGTATGACAGATTACCAAAGAAATCTATGGTGGGATAAGCCTGAAGAAATTATAGGTAAAATCATAGAAATTAGAGGTATGATGGATAGCACTAAAGGTTCTATTGTGCAACCACGTTTTAAATCTATAAGACACGATAAGACAGAAGGTGACTTCTAATGGATATATTATTTGACGCAGATATGATTGCATTTGAAGTTACCTCAGTATGTGAAGTAGAGACCTATTGGGGAGACGATATATGGACACTACACTCAGACGCTAATGAGTGTCGTGAAAGATTTGATACCTATGTTCAAGATATTGTCGAGAGAGCCTTACGAGGGATTGATTATGAAGGAAGATATAATATAATTATGTGTCTTTCTGATGATGATAACTTCCGTAAGAAATTACTTCCTACATACAAATTAAACAGGGTAGGTAAAAGAAAGCCATTAGCTTATAAAGCTCTTATAGCTCATATTAAAGACAACTACAATGTGAGCCAAATAGAAGAATTAGAAGCTGATGATGTTATCGGTCTATTAGCTACTCAAAAAGGACATAAGAGCAAGCCTATTATTGTGTCTTGTGATAAAGACTTTAATAGTATTCCTGATGTATTCTTATACAATCATAGGAAAGACACTATTACTAAGACAACTAAAGAAGAAGCAGACTACTATCATCTTTATCAAACACTAGTAGGAGACCAAGCAGATAACTATTCAGGATGTCCAACCATAGGAGACAAAAGAGCTACAAGTCTCCTAGAGGGAGAACCTACTTGGAGTACAGTTGTTAAGGCTTTTGAGAAACAAGGTTTAACAGAAGAAGACGCTTTATTACAAGCAAGGGTAGCAAGGATACTTAGGGATGGAGAATATGATTATAAAAAAGAGGAAGTGGTATTATGGAAATCATAAGCAAACTTAATAGAGAGTTAACCAGTAAAGAACTAGAAGGTATTGCTAGTTCAATCTACATAAAAATTCACGACAACTACCAACAATATGGTGAGAGATTTATTATGGTAGACTTAAAAGGTATCTATGAGACAGTAGAGAAAAGCTATGAGAGAGGTTCTCTTATTGTCTTTACAGATAAAACTGATAGACTTATAGGTATCATAATGTTTGATGTCATAAGAACTTGGTGGTGTAAAGAGAACATTCTATTTGAAGAAATAGTTTTATGTCTAGTAGATGATTATAAAGGTTTTGGTAGAGTAGCTGTAGAGGAACTAGAACATATTGCTGAGTTTTATGATTGTGGTCTTATATCAGCAGGCTCTTTATTGAGTCCAAAAGACCATAAAAGTATTGAAAATCTTTATATGAATAAAGGTGGATTTACAGAAAAATACAGCAGTTACTTGAAAGTTCGTTAAAAGTATTTACAGTCACGATTAACAAGCTAATATTTAAAGTCAGGAGATGGATGAATTATGTTAGATATTCATATACCATTAGTAAGTAGAGAACTTATAAGTTATCTTAAAAGTTCTTATACTACTGAAGCTCTTATAGCTAGAGACCTACAGAACGCTGAGAAGCATTTAGGGTTCATTATAGGAGTTACAGACATTATAAATCATTTAGAGTTTTTGTTAAAACAACAAGAACAAAAGGGGGAATAATATGGGTGGAATTGCTAAAGCTGTCAGTAAGTTATTTGGCGGTGGTCAATCAGCTCCTGCTCCTGTTACAGTCACTACACCTGCTCCTGCTGTCAATGCTCCTGAAGCTGATATAGCTCAGAAGACAACAGAAGGAGACTTATCAGTAAACCGTAAGAAACGTAGAGGTAAAGCGTCTTTAACAATAGACAAAACAAACTCTACTAATATGGGTACTGGTGGTTCAGGGTTGAATATCTAATGGCTGAACAGAAGAGATTAACCGAAAGTCTTAAAAAGACTTATGAGAAGATGGTTAATGACAGACAACCATATATTGATAGGGCGATAGAATGTGCTAAGTACACAATACCATCACTATTCCATGATGATACTAATGATGGTAATACTTCATATACTACTCCTTATCAATCCATTGGTTCTCGTGGTGTTAACAACTTAGCTAGTAAATTACTATTAGCTATGTTACCACCTAATGAACCTTTCTTTAGATTGTCTACAAGTGCAGAAGTTAATGCTGAACTTGAACAACAACCTACAATCCGCCAACAGGTAGAAAGAGCGTTGGGGAAAATTGAAAGAGATATAATGAAATATATTGAGACACATCAAATTAGGATTACTATTGCAGAACTATTAAAGGTTCTTGTAATCACTGGTAATGGTCTCTTATATTTACCACCACAAGGTGGGATTAAGTTATATAAACTTCACAATTACGTAGTACAAAGAGATGGTATTGGTAATGTCATAAAAATCATCACAAAAGAAAAGATAGCATTTAGTGCTTTACCTGATGAGCTAAAAGCAGGAGTAGCTAAGGGTAAAGATGATGTTAAAGAAGACACAATGATAGATATATTTACTTGTGTCTTTAGGTCAACAGAAGGAGATGTATTCTATTCTTATCAAGAAATAGAAGAAGAAATAGTAACTGGTACTGAAAATCAGTATCCTATAGACTCAACTCCATATATTCCTGTAAGACTATTCAAACAGGATGGAGAGCATTATGGAAGAAGTTATGCTGAAGAGTATTTAGGAGACCTTAGACAAGTTGAGAGTCTTTCTAAATCTCTAGGTGAGTTCTACGCTATTTGTTCTAACATTATCCTTATGGTAAATCCTACTGGTATCACTAGTATTAGGGATTTATCAAAAGCTAAGTCAGGTGACTTTATAGTTGGTCGTAGGGATGATGTGCAGGCTTTAATGATTGATAAGTTTGCAGACTTCCAAACAGCTAATGTAGGTATAAAAGAGATAGAAAGTAGATTGTCTTTTGCTTTCTTACTTAATTCTGCTGTTCAAAGACAAGGAGAGCGTGTTACTGCTGAGGAAATCAGATATGTAGCAGGTGAACTAGAGGACACCTTAGGTGGTGTATATTCTATTCTTGCTCAAGAACTACAGCTACCTTTAGCTAAAAGACTATTAAACCAACAACAAGCTATAGGAGCTATGGCTCAGTTACCTCAAGGTTCTGTAGAACCAGCTATTACTACTGGATTGGAAGCTTTAGGTAGAGGACATGACTTAAATAAAATTGATATGTTCCTTCAGTACCTACAAGTATTACCACCACAGATACAACAAATGATTAGACCTGAAGGTCTTCTTTCAAGTATCACTAATAGTTTAGGTCTTGATACAGAAGGTATAATTAAGACACAAGAGGAATTACAGGCAGAAATGCAACAGCAACAACAAATGGCTCTTGAACAACAAGTAGCTCCTCAAGTTGCTCAACAGGCACTGCCAAGTGGAGAAGGTTAGAAATAAGAGGGAGATGAAAATATGGCAGATGAGACACAAGTTACTCTTAATGAGAGTGTAATGCCCATGAAAGAAGGGCAGGTGGATGTATCTAATGTTGATATTGTGGTGGATGGTAAAACTATTCCTAATGATACTGATACTCCTGAGAGCACTCCAGAAGAGGAGACACAAGAAACTACTACAGAGGTAGAGACACCAGTTGAAGATAATCCAGTAGAAACTCAAAAAGAAACCGAAAAAGTAATTAAAGAAGAATTAGAAACTAAGGGTTTGTCTTTTGATGAGTTTGCTGAGGAATATCAAACAACTGGTACTCTATCCCCTGAAAGTATAAATAAACTAGAACAAGCAGGTTACCCTAAGGCTATGGTAGACGCTTATATAGCAGGTCTTGAAGCACAGACTAATAAGTTTGTGGACACTGTTAAAAGCTATGCTGATGGTAAATGGGATAACATTGTGGAACTAGTAAAGACACAAGGACAAGAAGCCATTGATGGTTTCAATGCTACGCTTAATACTGGAAACTTATCACAAATTAAATTAATGATTAACGGTCTATTGGCACAGCATAAGACACAATTTGGTACTTCTAATCCTTTGGTTACTGGTATGCCAACAGCTACCACTAGCCAATCAGGTTTTACTTCTAAGCAAGAGATGGTTACAGCTATGGCAGATAAACGCTATGGTCGTGATATGTCTTATACAAGAGAAGTACAAACAAAAGTAAAAATGTCCAATATCTTTGGATAAATAAAAATATGAAAAGTGAGTGTGATTATAGATGGCAGATGTAACTATTGCCCGTCCTGGGCAGTTTAATGGTGCTGGAGATTTATTAGCAGGTTTCTTAAAGGTATTTGCAGGGGAGACTATTACAGCTTTCCAAAGATTTTCAGTTACCGACGGTAGATTTATTACAAGAAGTATTGCGAATGGTAAGTCGGCTCAGTTCCCAGTATTTGGTAGAACAGTAGCCAAGTACTTAACACCTGGGAAATCCTTAGATGATTTAAGAACAAATATGCAACACAATGAAAGAGTTATCGTTATTGATGGTCTTTTAACAGCAGATTGTCTTATCTCAGATTTAGACGAAGCTATGAACCACGTTGATGTATCAAGTGAGTATAGTCGTCAATTAGGTGAAGCATTAGCTCTAGCTTATGACTGTTCAGTATTGGCAGAGATTGCTAAAGAAGCTATTAACGCTACCCCTAATGTAACTGGTTTAGGAACTGGTGGTGAGGTAACTCGTACTATTCCTTTTGCTAGTGCTGATATTGTGGGTATCAATGAGACAACAGCTAAGTTCATTTATGATATTGCCTTAGAGGTTAAATCTAAAATGACTAAGAATTATGTGCCTCAAAGTGAGCGTTATGCTTTCTTAAATCCTGATATGCACAGTGCCTTAGCGACTTCCTTACAGTTCTTGAATAGAGACTTTGGGGCTACAGGTACAATCTTAGAAGGTAATGTAGTACGTCTTGCAGGTTTCGACTTCATTGAATGTCCTCATTTAACTACTGGTGGTAGTGATAATGCGAATGTATATCAAGGAAGTGGACATGTATTCCCTGCGACGTATGCTGCTAAGAACCCTATCTTGTTCTGTCATAGAACATCAGTAGGTACATTGAAACTTAAAGATTTAGCATTAGAGAAAGCTCGTAGACCTGAATACCAAGCAGACCAAATGATTGCTAAGATGGCAGTCGGTCATGGTGGTTTACGACCTGAAGCTACCTTCATTGGTACAATCACTAAAGCATTATCTTAATAACTAAATAATAAAATGAAGGGAGTTACTCTAATTGTAGGGTGACTCCCTCTTTTATCTAATAAGGAGAGATAGCTATGTTCTTACATAATATGACAAGACTAGAAGCAGTTAATGCTGTCTTAAACGCTATTGGGGATACTCCTATAAATACTCTTGAGGATGATGAAAGTGTAGAGGTCTCAATCATAAACGAGATGATAGACTTTACATCAAGAAGTCTTCAATCTCAGGGATGGGATTTTAATACAATAAATGAAATTACCCTTACTCCTGATGTTAGAGACAATAAAATAGTGTATCCTAAACAGTTCTTACACGTAGAAAATTCAGATACAGGAATAACACTAGTACAACGTGGTGATTATTTCTACAATATGACTGAAAGGACTTATACATTTACAAGTCCTATTGTTATCTCAGCTATCGAATTTTTAGACTTTGATGATTTACCTCATGAGTTTAAATATTATATAGCTATCAAAGTAGCCAAAGAGTACCAAGAAAGATACTTAGGAGACCAATTACTTGCTCAGGAATTGGCTAATAAGTTATCAGAAGCTCATATGTTTGTCTTAAGATATGACGTGAATAGAGGTAATTATAATATTCTTAGTAATACTTCTATTGCTACTTCTTTACAGAGGTAATTAAAATGGCTACTACTTTAAAATCACAGACAATAAAGAACTTAATACAAGGTGTATCACAACAACCTGATGTATTAAGAAAACCTGAGCAACTAGAGGAACAAGTTAATTGTGTGTCTTCAGAAGTTAAAGGTATCATTAGAAGACCTTCAACGAACTTTATAGATACTGTACCATACACAACAACTAATCCTTATTTCATTCATACCATAGATAGAGATGAAGATGAAAGATATGCTATAGTATTTAACACAACAGGTATTTCAGCGTTTTTATTAGATGGTACTCCAATTACTGTTAATGTAGAAGCAGGCACATCATTAAATTACATTAAATCTACTGACCCTAGAAGTATCCTAAAAGTTATTACTGTAGCTGATTATACATTTGTTTGTAATACAGAAGTAATAACAGATTTAAGTGATACTGTAGATACTTTCCCATTAGCTTCTAATGTAGCTTTATTTAATGTCAGAAGCGGTCAGTATGGCAGAACTTATAAGATATTTGTAAATGGTACTCAGGTAGCGTCTTATACGACACCTGATGGTAGTACAGGTTCTGATAGTACCAAAATAGACACTAACAAGATTAGAGACCAATTAGCAACTCAGTTAGCTACAAATTTACCATCAGCTACAATAACTAAAGGTGACGCTTGGGTATCTATTAGTGGTATTACAATTACTACTGTTGATACTGAGGATGGTTTCAACGGTCAAGCTTTAATAGGTTTTACTAATTATGTCCAAAGGTTTGATAAGCTACCTGCTACAGCTCCTGATGGATACTATGTAGCTGTTAAAGCAGACCCTAAAGATGGTGGAGACCCTTACTATGTTAAGTATAATGCTTCAGAAAGAATATGGGTTGAGTGTCCTAAAAGTGGTCTTAAGAATACCATCAATCCTCTTACAATGCCACACGCATTAGTGAGACAACAAGATGGTACATTACTATTTAAGAAACTTACTTGGGATAAAAGACTAGCAGGAGATGAAGACACAAATCCTAGTCCTTCCTTTATAGGACAATCTATAACTGATATGTTCTTCTTTAAGAACCGATTAGGGTTCACAGCAGGGGAAAATGTTATTATGTCTGAGGTAGGAAACTACTTTAATTATTGGTTTAAATCAGCAACAGATATAATTGATAGTGACGCTATAGATGTACCTTGTAGTACCTCAAGGATTAACTTCCTTAATTTTGGTGTAGTACATAATAACGAACTTATTGTCTTTAGTGATAAAGAACAGTTCATATTAAGAGCTGATGGGGTATTATCTCCTAAGACTTCCTCACTAACACCTGCTACAAGTTTTTCAAGTAGTCCTACAGTTAGACCTATAGTAGCTGGAAAGAATATCTACTTCCCAGTTGAAAGAAGTAAATCAACAACAATAAGAGAATATTATACAGTTCAAGATGTGTCTGAGTTGAAGAACTCACAAGACATAACAGCTCATGTTCCTGATTATATTCCTACAGGTGTAACCCAAATGGAAGCTAGTACGACAGATAATATCTTTTGTCTTATTTCCAAAGATAATAGAAAAGAGATATATGTCTATAAGTATCTATACTTCAATGAGCAAAAGGTTCAATCCTCTTGGTCTAAATGGGTAATGCCTAAAGATGTTGTAGGTCTTAATTTCGTAGGTAATCTGCTTTATGTCTATATGCAGGATGGTAATAATATTATTATATCCACTATTGATTTTGGTTCTGATGATAATGATACCTATAATACCTTTGTAGACCTAAAGAAGAAATATTTGATAAAAGTAGCTGATTATGATAGACTATTAGATGAGACTATTATAGACCTAACAGCACTTTATGGTTATCCTATTAATACTACAGGATTAACATTCTATGTTATTGATGGTAAAGGTTTTGTAACTACACATACTAATATAGTAGACAATAAAATTCACCTTCAAGGACTAGCAACTATAGAAGAAGTAATAGTCGGTATTATGTTTACTTCTTACTTTGATTTGTCTACTATCATGCTTAAGCGTGATGATGGTCAAGGTGGGTACATAACAGATACTGAAGGTAAGTTAATGTTAAGACGAATAGAGGTTAACTTCGCTGAGACAAACAATATAATAGCAGAAGTAACCAGTCGTGATAGAGTCTTTAAATACCACTTAACAGGAAAGACACTAGGTTCAACAACGCTTGGTGAGTATGCCTTAAAAGATGGAGTATTTAAAGTACCTGTTAATGGTAATAGCCTTAGTGTTAATATTAGGCTTATGTCTTCTTATCCAGTAGGATTTAATATTATTGGTTATAAATGGATAGGTAATTATATTAAGAGAACACAAGGTGTTTAAGGTGGTGATTAATTATGGGTGGTATAACAGCAGGAAGTATGGCTATACTAGGTACTGGTATGGAGATGTATGGAGCTAATAAGGATTATGAAGCACAGATAGAAGCATATAAGCAAGCCCAAAAAGGTATTGTAATAGAGACCAATTATGCTCTTCAGAACTATGAGTATGATAGACAACAAAATCTTATTCAAGCTGTGAATGATATTCAAGAAATAAGAAAGACATCAGCTCAACAAATAGGAGCAGTAGATACAGCAGTCCTTCAGGAAATCGGTGGTGGAAGGACAGCAGAAGCTCTTATGAGGACTACAAGGCAACAACAAGCAGACACTATAGGAAGTGTTGAAGGAAGATTATCAAATAT